ATTTTGTTTTTGTAGTTACAGGTGAAGATGAATCTACAGTTCCCAATAAACTCCTCAGTAAACGCCCGTAGACAGAGTTGTACATCTGGGGTCGTGTTATCTGCCTCATCAATGATGATGACTTTGTGTTTTGCAGTTGAAGAAAGCGAGACGGTCGAAGCGAAATTCTTCGCATTCGTTCTGACAGTATCGAGGAATCGTCCCTCATCGGATCCGTTGATGACATAATAGTCTACCTTGAGTTCATGACAAAGTGCCTTAGCAACAGTGGTCTTACCACATCCAGGAGGTCCAGACAGAAGAAGGTTAGGCACCTCACCCTTCTCTACAAATTGTTTGAAAGTATTCTTGATTCCGTCAGGAAGAATACAATCATCAATAGTCTGGGGTCGATACGATTCAACCCAAACAAATTCATTACGATTCATATCAATTAAAGTTATGCAAGTTGTGCCACACAGCACCAATGTTCATGTGACCGTGGAAGTACCCTGCAACTATAACACAAAGTGTACCAAGTAAACAGAGACTGAATGGAATCAAACCCAATCCGGCTTTCTCTCGGGCATTCTCAGGTAATTGTCCTTCACCCATGGTTTAGATGCAATGTATCTTTTGTACTTAGTATAGATGTCAATATTTTCATCGTACTTGAATTCATCAGGTCCAGCAAATACAAAAGGTGTTGGACCTTTACCTGACCTACCCTGTGGATCTGCACATGGAAGAATTTCATTTGCTGCGTGAAGAGTATTGAAACAGGTATGGGGTTTACCATATCTCAGTGCATATTCATCACACATTGCAAATCCATGAGCAAGTAACCATCTCCAGTTATTAACAAAAGAGTTTGCCCAGATGGTACAGGGGTGATTACGAAAGGCACCTGTGGTGGTCTTGTACGGTTGACCATCTGCCTTAGGGATGGTTCCGAACCCATGACCCCACTTGAGAGAGCATACGATAGCAAGCATCTGACATGTCTCTAGGGGCATCTTAACGATGTGCTTGTCTGGTAAGACACGAGCACACTTAACAGGATCAGGATCAGTGACGAAGATATTCATTGCAAAGGTCTGTTGAAGATTTCAGAAACAAGATCAGTTGCACCCATTGCCTCGTACATATATGTTGCACCAGACCTTGGATTTGTTTGTTCACCACATGTGAACACATCACATACTGCCATTCCATTCTCAGGCCAAGTGTGGATAGAGATATGGGACTCTGCAAGAAGAGCAACAGCAGTGACTCCTTGGGGTTGAAACTTATGGGATTGAATACCAAGTAGTGTACTCTCAGACAACGTGGCAGCATTCGCAAGAACATTACGAATGTGTGCCTCATCATCCAACAACCCAAAAGGACAACCCTTCAAAGTGAAGAGTATGTGTCTCATCAGCCAAAGGTAGAATCAGGTTCCAGAGCGATATAATAGGTCACATCGATGTTCTGATTCTGGAAACGGGACAGAAGTTTTTCTGACACAACCACATCATAGTTACCAGGGACGATCTTCAGGTTCTCTTCTTTGAAGTTGAAAACAAACTCAGTCTCTGTCTCACCAACGACGATAGAAAAGTCATTAGAAGTATCATTCTTCTTATCACGCGCAACCAGTTTGATCACACCATTCTCACCGATGACAGAGATGTCAGGAAGTTGATAGACAGATGCAGCCTTCTTCAGTTTCTCCAATTGTTGACTGGTCAGTTGGAAACAAACATCCTCAGTCGGAAGAGTAATCTCTTTCTCAGGAGGTGCAACAATCACAGACGGATCTGCAAAGAAATACTTAGAACGGGAACGACCTTCTTTGATCACAACATACTGATCATTATCAAAGTCAAGATCAGGAGAGGAGTGAAGAGACAGTCCGTTGAGAAACTGGTTCAGATCATAGATACCGAAATCTTTAGGGAACTCTTCGGACACATTGGCTTCAACCAGGATGTTCTTCATCACTGAAATTGAACGCAACTTCTGTCCTTCCTTGAAAAGGATAGACTGATTGATCGAAGAGAAGTTCTTCAGGAGAGATACAGTGGATTCAGAAAGTTTCATAATTACCTTTTGGTTGCTTGTTGATGCCAGAGAAATGATAGAGGAGAATACAGTAGTGGATTGCTTTGAGGATGTCAAGTTTAGACTTGCCGTCCTTCTTACCAAACCGTGAGAGATATTTGATTGCGTTGGATCGACAGAATGCCTCTGAGTCACCAATACTGTCAATCAGATCCAGTGTCTGAGTCTTGTTGTCGTTAGCATAATGTGCTCTATACGTACCACCAAGATAGTCACGGATCTCCTTGAGGATTACATCTTCCTCATATTTCCAGAAACCATTTTTGTTATCAATGTTCAAATTCATTTCATAATTTGTGTGAATATCTACATTACCTGTAGTGGGTTCGGTGAGGGGAGTATATTCAAACCCCCCGTTTGCACTCACAAAATCAATGTCGTTCATGAGTTCATCATATAATAAGGACCATGAATTCATTCTATCAAGATTCCTCAGTGTTGTCAATCATTTGGAAGTCTGCATCAACTTTGTCATAGAGTTCCAAGAATGCTGCCTTGGTCTCATCATCGAATCGATTGATACAAACCTGAAGTGCTTTGGATTTGTCACCAAAGATAGAGTATGCACGAACGATGTGAACTAGACGACGAGTGGAGATGATCTCATCAATACCACCATCGTAGAAGGTCTTACGAATAATGTCTGCCCAGTCAACCAGGTGCTTACAGAATTCTTTGTCGTCACAATCAGACTCAAGGATTTTCTGTTCTGTAGAAGGAGTCGGATAGGACTGTTCGAAGGTCACACAGAAACGTTCAAGGAATGCTTCGTTCAGAACGTTAGTACCGATGAAACGACCATCGTCAGAACCCTTACCCTTGGTGTTGGCAGTGGCGATGACTTGGAAACCATTTGCAGGTTTGACGAATCGACCGATCTTTTTCAGGAAGACACCCTTACCTTCAAGGATAGACTGAAGACACAGGATCTTGTTAGAAGCCAGATCAACCTCGTCTAGAAGAAGTACTGCTCCACGTTCCAGAGCCTCGATGACTGGACCGTTATGCCAAACAGTTTCACCATTAACCAGACGGAAACCACCAATAAGGTCATCTTCGTCAGTCTCGATAGTAATGTTGACACGAATCAGTTCCCTTTTGAGCTGCGCACACGCCTGCTCGACAAGGAACGTTTTACCATTGCCCGAGAGACCCGTGATAAACGTAGGGTAGAAAAGACGGGACGAAATAATTTTTTTAATATCAGTGAAGTTACCAAACTTGACGAAGGAATCATCTTTCTGTGGGATAAGGTCTTGTTCGATTACGGGGAGAGCTACGGGAGCTTGATAGTTCTGTTCGAGTTTCTCTTGAACCGTGAGGTTCCACTTGCCACGACCAACCTTGAACTCATTGAGTTTCTTGGTGACGGTCTGGTAACTGATGTCATTCATGGCACACCATCCACGAATATCACCAGTAGTAACCTCAGGTCCGAAAGTATCTTGAAGGGAAGCGACGATAGAAGAAGTGGATAGTGCCATGATGATTTGTCTCAACAAAGCTATAATATACGAAAACCACCCCAGCGGGGTGGCGGATGGGACAGTTGTCCAACTGGCTCAACTGATGATATCTACAAACTGACTTAATACCTTTCTATTTAGAGACTTTGCGTTAAGATTTTTAACAAAGGCGGATCGAATCTTTGCTTTACTTGCACCTTCCTCAACATCAAACTCAGTATCGTTGTCAAGAGAAGATGAAAGGATACCAAAATAAGAAGTATATCCACTGGTCTTGATTGTGACAGACTTGTTCTTTTTGATCTTCCTGTAGGACTCTTCAGTCATGGTGTCATCATACCGTCGAACAAATCCTTTGAAGTCACTATTACTAGCAAGACGGAAACCAATGATATTCACACCAGGATTTGTCATCTTAAGATCCTCAAGAAGAACTTCAGTGAACTTGTGGAAAGCTCCCTCAATCTTGTAAGTGTGTCCAGTCTTGCGATTACGGATGAAATCACCCGTGTACATACGTCCTGAACCCATACGATTATCATCATAGTAATTGTTGACTTTGTAAAAGGGAAGAACATTTGCTTCACCGTCAGTCAGAATCACAGTGTTGATCTTCTGAACTTTATGTTTCGTCTTGAATTGAGGGATAAGTTGATGAAGACATACGATAGCCTCATTTAGAGGAGTACCTGAGAGATTGAAACCAACAGGAATAGAATAGTTACACCACCGTATCATGTTATATGCAACACGAAAGAGATTCTTCATTTGTTGATCAAGTTGTTTCTTGTTCACATCACTGGTGAAGAAGTGAAGAAGACTGAAGTCTGGACTGATGATCATGTCATACTCTTTGACTTCTTGAATAGGACTTTCGGTGTAGGAGAAATAATACTCACTCTTCTGATAGTTGTTTGTAAATGCATACACATCGAAAGGAATGTTGACCTTACTACAGAACTGAATCAGATTGAACAGTTGCTTCATAGTTTCCAATAGACAGTCACCCATAGATCCTGACCAATCAAGAATGAAGATCAGACCATGGTTCTTACCGTCAGGAATGACATTGACTTTTCGGAAAAGATCTTCGTTGTACTTGTAGGTATGAAGTTTAGAACAATCCAGAGTACCAGTCTTAGAAGAGAATGACCGAGAGTATGCGTCTGCAGACTTCTTACACTCAAACTCTTTTACGAGATAGTTGACTTCTTTCTGCGAAGACTTCTTGTATCGATCATACTCAGCATCAACAGGACCAAAGTCTCGTGGTTCTGTCATCTTTGTTGTCTCTGTATATGCACAATAATACTCTTTAGGTGTCAATTGATCGACCCAATGATCATTCAATTGTTGATGAATCTGTTTGTTAGAAACTACAACCTTATCAACATCAATCTTTGGAACCTCAAGATAGTTGAAAGCACGACTACCTTTTGTCACATCACCATTGAATTCTTCTTTACCAGATTCAAAGATGTCGTCAGTTTGAACTTCAGGTTCTGGAGTGGTTGTTGATTGTGGTTTTGAACGACCTTCAGAAAGATCCTCCAGTTCACCAAAGTCCTCCTCTCCTTCACCTTCATCAAAGTCAGTAGGTTGTTGTTCTGTCTGTTCCTGAGTCATTCCTTCACCAGATCCATTACCCGACAGAGGAACATCAACAGTCTCTTCCTTTTGACTCTGAACCTTACAGAACTTATAGATCTCTTCAGCAACCATGACCGCATCGGCAAAGGTTTCTGTCTCACCCATCATCTCAATATATTTCATCTCCTCTTCTGTGAAGGGGATATCTACGAAGTTACCAATCTTGTAGTGAAGATTAGCACGGTCAGC